TGGTGATGAAAACAGAGAAGCAAAAGTTAATGATATGTTTTGTTCATTAGATGTTGCTCTTGGAAACCCATCAAGACCAGAGATATTAGTTTGCTTGTTCATCCATAGTTCCTTGTTGTGGCATTAAACCTTGCTGTTGCATCATGCCTTGTTGTTGTTGAAGTTGTTGTGCCATAGCTACAATCTGTTTACGCTCTTCTAAATCTCTAAGAAGATAATCAGGGACTCCAAACTTCTTCGCTAAATACACAGCAGTCTCTTCTGAGTTAATGAGGATATTTACTAACTCAGGTCCGAAACGCACCCCAACCATTTCTAAAAACCTATTGATTGATGTTATATCTTGATTTGATTGCGCTTGCGAAAGTGGTGAAACGGAACGGACTTTGATTTGTCTGCCGTTGATTGTTGGTATATTTATACGACCTTGCTTCTTCAATATGTATACCACACGCTGAAGAACTGGCTGTACCAACTCAGCTTGTAATCGACCAAACGCAGAACCAATACGTCTTGATAAATCTGCCATACGTTCTGCTATCTCTGTTGCACTTGCTGGTGTCCTGTCAGGATTACCAAGCATATCATTATACAATGCTCTCTTAATATTAAGTCTCATATCAGAAAGAATAATGTTTGCTACATCAAATGACCCAGCCGCTTTGACTGGCTGTAGTCCAGCAGAGTTAGGAGCTTTTGGAATAACTGTCCCAGGTACAAGATTAATTGTATCAGGATTTATCACACCATCATCATCCATTTGATACACACCAGAGATTGCCATCTGTGCATTTTCTAGTATAAGTTCTATTGTCAGATTAGTAGTTTTAATCGCACTCAATGCGTTGATAAGTGGACCTCGCCCATAGACCGCACCGGGGTCTTTACTCCAGCGAAAACATATAAATGGGTTACTGCCAGTACCTTTGTACTCTTCGTACTTTAATAAACACTTTGTGCTTATATCAAAAATAATACAGTAGTACGCATCCTCATTTGGCTTGGTGTAATTACGACAGATTATCTCAAGAACTTTTGTTCTTCCATCTGGAGTTGACATTATCTGATTAGCAAGCCGTGGATTTATTTTTGCTTTTGGATACAGTATTTTTATATCAGAATACCGAACATCCCTTTCTCTATATACATGGTCAATCCTATCGTCAGGACCAACATCCAATACAACATGAGGTAAAGGCAGAGCTGTAAAATTAACAGGATTAATAGCATCGCCCTCCTCGACATGAAGTACACCAGTACCAAGTGCCAAGTCCATAAACGATTCATGGACCTCTTGACCAAAGTTTGAGTTCTGAATAACCTCAAAGACATATTCAGTAACCTCTTCGAGTTCGTTATTTACACCATCACGTTGTTCTTTAGGCACTTCACTACCAGCAGTAAAGTCAGCCCAACGAGCAAAGTTAGGAACAAGACCAGCTTGTAATCTCGACGCAAACTCCTGTACTCCAACGACAGCAGTCTCATCAAAGATTTTATCATCTCTTCTTTCGCCTATCGATTGTGTAGCGAATGTCTGACGCATAGGAAGTGCATACTCATAGCACTCATCAAATAAACTTTCCCATCGTTGTCTAACTGATTTTGCACTTTCATACTTTTTTAAGAATGAGTTTATTAGCTCTTCATCAGATTTCATTAGCCGTACATTCCCCCACCACTAAGTGGGCTTCTGAAACCAACGCCACCACGATTAGAAGTATACAAAGCTCTGCGACCTCTACTGCCTCTCATTACTGCTTGACCTTTTTTCTTCCCAGTCTCGTAAGTTAATGATGTTTTTATTGGTTGCTCTTGAGCAATAGTCTCTTCTTTCTCATCTTGCCTACGCTCGATAGTTCTTTTTTTCTCTTCAGCTTCTTTTGCTTTCTGCTCTTCGTCTACAACTGGACTTGTTTTTTCTGGCTCTGAGCCACCACCACCACCAAAACACATATCATATCTCCTTATAATCTATTCCAGAAGGAACCACTTTTTCTAACATTAGCCGTTCTTTTAAAAATATCAAAGCCTTTTCTAGCGTTGAACGCTTTGACTGGTTTTTGACCAGCTATCAAACTACGTCCTTCACCAGCACCAAGCATCATATATTGCAACGCATCATGAATGTGAGAGTACATATTCTTATCAGGCTTATCATCATAACGCTCACCTGATACTTGCATACGTCTATAACAATAACCACCTTGAAATCCTTTGAGTAATGTCTGGCAACGTCTATCAACTAAGAACGATGGCAATCCTTCAGACATCTTTGTTAACTGAGAAGCGACAGCTTCTAATCTTAAATCAACACTATTACTAGGAGCTGGTACAGCTTTCAATCCAGCACCTCTAAGGATTTGAAAAGGAGTTGACTCATCTGTTTGTGCTCTAAAGTCACCAGCTGGGTCGCCATAAATATAAACATCTAGTCCACTAAATCGTGTGGCTATTTCTTGTCGGAGCAACTCAGCGAATCGTACAACACCCATATCAATAGCAACTATCTCAGCTTGCACCAGCCATCGACCTCGAACCTTTTGCCCAAAGACAGCAGAAGGAGTAAGCCCAAAGTCAATGCCAACATACAATGGCACACCAATAGCAATAGGTATTTCTTCTTCAGCAAGATGTGTCTCAGTAACAAAGTCAGGATATACTGGCTTACCTTCCTGAATTAATCCCAATCTATTCATAACGTAGACATCTATCCAGTTCTTAGTCTTACCTCTAATAAGATTCGGATAATATGTGCCAAGAATATTTTTTTTATTTTCTGCATCTTTATTCAGAGAATAAGAAGTTATTTCTTTTCTTTCATTGATGTGTTCCTTCATAGCTGGAGGCTGTGCAAAGAACTTCCAGTTATCAGGCTTTACTAACATGGTAGCTTGCTCTCGAGGAATGTGGTCAGGTATAGGAACTTCCCCTGACATGATTGCCCACCAATGGTCTTCCTCTGGTGCGTTAGTATCACAGATAACACCTGACCAACTAGCACCACCCTCTCTCATACTTGGGTATCGACCGACACGCATAGTACATGCATCAATAATACTCTTCGGAATCTCTCTAGCTTCGTTTACCCATATCCCAGTTAGCTCAAGAGAAAGAAGTTTCTTAACATCTTCTGGTCTATCAAGAGCAAGAAAGATAACCTCAAGGTCTAAGTCATTAACAGTAATGTGGTGAGTATAAGGAACTGACCACTTAAAGTTTCCCCAGTCTGATTCTGGAAACCAGTCTAACCAAGTCTTAATAGTTGTAGTTCTTAACTGTGGATTTGTATTTCGTATGATAGCCCAGCGTGATTTACGAATCCCATCTTCGTTTGGCTTCTGCTCTAACGCTCTTCGGAATACTTCAACACAACATCCAACAGATTTACCAGAGCCAACTGGACCTCGAATACCACGAAAGAAACTTTCATCCTTCATAAAGTTTTTGAGAACATCACCATCAGGTTTATACTTAAAGTCTGTCATTATCCACAGCTTGCTTAATCATTTGCTGGGCAACTTTCTCACCAAGATTCTCAATAATATTATCTAGCATTTTGTTAGTGACAAAAGAAGCTCCATGCTTTTCATCGAAGTATTGGAAGTGAATCTCTTTTACTTTTTGTCTGAGGCTTCTGTGTTCTTCTGGTTTTAGTTTGTTTATGAACGTCAACTAAACTTCCTATAGAGTGCTGTCTTTTTTGCTATTTGCTTTGGTTGAGAAGAAAATTGTTTCCCTTTCTTCTTTGCTTTTCTTTTCTCTGCGGTGGTTCGTGCGTACTCTTCTGATGACAGAGCTTGTATTGCTTTCTTTGGTAGATACCTTTCCCCAGTCACGGACGACTTCTTGCCACTTTTCGTTTGCCAATCTTGTTCCCCCCAAGACTTTAAACTTCTTTGTGACTTCTTCATTTAATTAATTTCCACAAAGCTGTTTTAGATGAAAAAGGTTTCTTTATATCAGGACGAGGCATATCAATATCAAAAATATCTTGTGCTGTGCCACCCATACGAACCCTAAATAAATTCTTCTTTTGATTCTTTAATATTTTTTTATCTATAGTTTTTTCAGAAGGACGCATCTTATAGGTAAAGTTTTCTTTTATACCCATCATGTCTTTCCGAAAATCAATATCTCTTTTGATATTTTGAATGGTGTTCTTTTTTTCACGCTTCGCTTTTATCTTTTTATCACGCTGGCGTTTTATCTCACCTTTTCTTTTGCCTAAAAGTCTTTGAATAAGTTCCATTAGGTATACCCACCACCCTTTGATTTATACGACTTGGCTAACAACTGTGCCTTTCGAGCAGACCACTTGCCAGCCGCTGTACCTTGAACAGCTCTAGCTTTGATAGAGTTGAACAAGGCTTTACGCATCTTTGGTTTGGTATAATTACCAGCCGCGTTAACTGCCATTCATCTTCCCCTTGTCATACAAAGGTTTCTTTTTCTTCATCTTAGATTTCATAATCTTTTTCTTCAGAAAATCAGGTAAAGTTTTTTGTTTGTTTGTTAATGTCCCAGGCATTATTTCTTTTTCCTTTTCATGTTTAAGAAAGCTCTCAAAGTATTCTTCTTTATCTTGCCACTCTTTTGTGCCTTGTCAATCTCATCTTGAGTAACGGCGGCATAAGACTTCCCTCTCCATTTAAAGTTCATACCCTTCCCAGCTTTCCTATCTTTAACACCCTGTCTAAATGCTTCTTTAAACGTCATGTCACTCTTGCCAGAGGTTGTAGAAGGAGATGCATCTGAGCTAGGTTTACTATCGGCTCTAGCTTTTTGTTTATCAGACATTGCCGCTTTAGACTTACGAACAGCTCCCCTCTTCTGAGCATCAGACATAGTAGAAGATGACTTAGGAACCTGTCCTCTCTTTTGTGAATCAGACATAGACTTGTCAGTTGTTAAATTCATCTTCTGAGAATCTGACATAGTACTCTTTGCTTTAGCTACCTGAGATAATTTTTTCTCAGCATCTGACTTGGTAGACTTCCCTCTCTCAGTCATTCTCTTTGCTCTCTCAGCAGAACCTTGAAGAGTTCTCCGAGCTTGGTTGTCAACTTCTCCCTCACCGGAATAACGTCTCTTGGCTTCTTTACCAATACCACCACTCTCTCTGCTGGTCTTTAGTCTGCTCTTTATGTCAGCTCTCTTCTCATCTCTTGATTTCTTTGGAGAACCATCAGGCTTATGGGTCTTCTTATACTTCTTGTCCCAAGCCTTTGCAGCTCTTCTCGATGCCAAATAATTTACATGATAGGTAATCTTTGGTCTTGGTTTTATCTTCTTATCTTCTTCAGCCGTTTACTTCTCCTTTGGTTCTGGATTCTCACCCAACGTTTTTATTTGAACTCTTCGCTTTGTTACGCTTACTTATAGCTTTTGCCTTTGCTCGAGCATCAGCCTTACTACTTGCTCCCCATGCCCTAAGACTAAGAAGAAGTCTTGTAGGTTTGCCATCCTTATACTCAGGACCATTTGCATTACCCATCCTAGCTAAGAAGCTAGCTCTTCGAGGATTGTCTCCGCTTTTTACTGGTGCTTTGAGATTCATTCCCTGGGCTTTTGCTGACTTTCTTCCCGCCGCGTTTAGCCCTCCCTTTGGGTTCTTTCCTCCCTTGCGTTGCCACAATGGTGTCTTTGACATCGACTATCTCCTCTTCAGAAAGACTATCTACGTTCTGTTTTGTTTGCAATAACTTTTTAAGCAGACTAGCCATCATCACTCCTACTCTCATGTGTAAACTCCTTTTTTAGAAAATAATGTCAGGGCAAGACCATCGCATTGTCATGCCTGTGCAGTTTTTAACCCCCCACGGGGTCTTAACTGCTGTCAAGCATGACGTATATATATCTGTGTAGTTGTACGCTCTGCAAGCATCGCAGACAACTACGCTTGTATAGTAAACCGAGAAGCTCAAGACAAATCAATCTTTACATTAACATTACCTACATGACTATGCATTACCTTATCAGGTGCTTTAAAGCCAGCTCTATCTAGCAAATCTTTGCTAGCCTCAAGGCTAACATACTCAGACTTAGCATTACCTGATAGCTGTACTATCTTACTCAATGCTTTCGTAGCGTTTATACTCATGCTATCTGCTATTGCTGTCATCATGTATTGTTGCACATGTGGTATCCTCAAAGCCTTGCTAGCAGTTACTCTGCCAGATTCACCCTTTGCGTATCCAGCTTCATCACTAGCCTGTTTAATACTACATCCTTTTGCTACTAACGTATCAACCAGCTTCTTCTGTTTCTCGGTTATCTTCACAAGTGTCATGCCTCAATTCTTGCCGTTATTTCATACCCTTGTCAATATGTTAATTGTAC